TTCCAGATTGAGGTAATTGGAAAGATGAAAATGTAACATCTGTATCTGTACTCGTTGCGTTTATGACACCTGTTACTCCTAATGCCACTGCGATTAATTGAGATTCGTAGAGTGTCCCAATACTCCCTCCACCAATTCCTAAGTTATTAATAAAGTTTGTAATTGCAGTCTGGACTAGATTACTAGTTGCAGTTGGATCATATCCACTTGCTATTTTTACATTGATTGTTCGATTGACAGTAATTGGTGTCGGTGCAAATACTTTTGCATCATCAGTAATGATTCTTCCTGCATCAATTACGCTTTGTACTTGCGTAATAAGCGCTGCACTTGGCAAGGAATTATTTGTCCCAACAATGAAAATATCTACTGTTCCTGCCCCTCTATTTTGAGGAACTACTTTTGCAGTTTGTATTCCAGGAACACTTAAAACTGTTTGTTGGTACCACGCTAATGTTCCTTGAGCTTTCGATGAAAGTGCTGCTAATAATCGTTGTCTATACGAATCATCTATCTCTGTGTCACTTCCGTAAGTCCCATTCGCTAAGCTAGTAAGTTGTACTCCGTCTATACCCGGAACTGATGAACCGATAACAAGTAAAGTATTAGGAGCGATATTCCCAATGGACCCTACTGTTTGACAAGTCGCTGTCATATTAACATTTAATGTTCCGGTTGTTAGATAGGTTGTTGAGTCAGTTGCAAATGTGATAGGTGCTTGACCAGGAACAGGAATAGTTGTAATAACTGTCCCTTGCGGTATGGTTATCTGCTGAGCTGATACGACATTTCTTACAAATGTGAAATTCCAATTAGCAGGAGTGGCTTGTTTTCTTGTTATTCCTAAATCTGCACCCTTGGCATCTAATCCACTTCCAGTCGCACTAGTAATGTACGCTTGATTCTGAGCATTACCGATTGCAAAGTAGATTTCATCAATGACACTTGCTACTGCTGATAATATTTGTCCAATAATGGAAGTTGGTGTAAAATCGGTTAACTTACTGCCGATTGTTTGTAAGTAAAAAATCATGGCATTTAAAATGTCGTTAAAACTAGGCATTCATCATCCTCCTATCACGACAGGTATTTCAATCGGTCCATATCCACTGACCGTTGCTTGTATTGTGATGACTAATGTATTTACTGCTTGTGTATCGTCAATAATGACGTTTTGTACCGATAAAATTCGGCTATCTTGCATCAAAGTATTTTGAGCAATGGTTGTCATTTCTTGTTTCATTTGATCTGTAATAGGTGCATCTATATAATCTGTTAAATTGGTTCCAACTGGATCATCCCAAAGGTACGTGTATGGCAAAGTAGTTAGAAAAGTATTAATTGCTTGCTTAACATTGTCTGCTCCACTAATTAAAAAAACACTTCCAGATGTTGAAAGTGTTAAATCCCCTTTGCTATCTAATGTTAAATCAGTCCCTAATGGATCAGTCGAAGGTAAAGAATAAGGCACGTGTTATCACCAACTTTGTGAAGTTTTACCATTAATTGTGACACCTTTACTTGAATTGATACTAATTGAACCATCTGGATTAATCAGAATAGCACTTCCAGTAGAATGAACAAATCCTACTGCTCCAAACGGTACATTCGGCTGTATAGTAACTGGAGAATAAACACCACCAATTACCGTTCCAGTATTCAGATCACCCATATCAAATATGACTTTTACCATTGTTCCTTCCTGTGGAGGCGGGAAAATTAAGCCTACATTGTTACCGATGTAAGGAGTTGCTATTTTTAACCAACCAGTCTCGATTTGATAAGGCTCTAACATCACTTTCACCGCATATGGCGAAGAGTTATTAACTGATGTTACTGTTCCTTCTAATACAAATTGTCTTTGGTTTGTATGTTCTTTTACTAAATGTTTGATTTGTTCAATCCAGTTTAATGAAGGATTGTACATTATTACATACCTCCATCATCTTGTAATAAGAGATTACTCAAATAAAGATCACAAAAATAACCACTCTGCTCCATGTCGAAGGTGTGAGTGGCTTTCCTAATATAATATGTTTGGCTTAATCCCATCCCTACACCTTGGAGATTGATTGGCTGGTTAGGAATAAGCTTTGAATTACCGCTAACTTGCATTTGCGCGATTAACTCCATTTTACTTAATTGATCTAGTAAGCTGTTCGCTCTTTTCTGCGCTTGATCTTGCGTTAAACCTGTATAATAATACGTTTGATTGACAGATGTTTGATAAGTTGTATTTCGTTTTGCAGTAGCTTTAATGTGCTTATGTGTCGTTTTGTTAAATGAATGGACATTTACAATGATGTTCTTAGCAGCATGAGGACTTCTGCTGATTTGACATTCAAGTATGTTCCAACCCCATGCATAATCAAAAGGATTAGTCGTTATTTTTGATTGAATAGCACTTGCTGGCATAAAGTATAACGTATTATCCCATACCATTACCTCAAAACCTTCATTATCAGCTAGATATGCTAAAATATCCCACTCACAATTATCTTTCGTCATATTGATAGAGTCACCACTGTAATAATGACCTGCTAACGTGTAAGTGTCTTGAATTTGAGTGTTTAGCCCATGATTTATAGCAAACGTTCTAGCCACTGCACTACTTGTCATGTTTTGAAATTTGTTTGTTGTTTTGTTGTCTAAAAATGGAGCAACTTGACTTCTTCCTGTTAAATTAATAACCTCACCATGTCCACTTAAGCTAAGGTCAATCGTATCAACATATCCATACATAATCCTTGTAAGATCATTTGTTGTATATGATTGTGGGTTTTGAGGAAATCCAACAAAGATTTCTACTAAAATATTACTCTTAGTAAATAGAGTGCTAGTTGCATCATTTGTAGTGATCAAGTAATCCTTTTTAACGTTATTCGTAATTTTGAACGGTAGACTGACTGTAAAATCACTAGCATAACGATTACTGTTAAGATTGACTGTCCAATTTAAAAAGAATGTTTTATTTCCATCCAGACGAACAATTGAACGAGGTTGACTGTATCCACGAACATTATTATTTTTAATCGGAATCACGGAATCACCAACCTCTGCCCAATTGAAAGTGTAGTATTTTTCAAGTTATTAGCCGAAGCAATTTTCTTATATTGCGAACCACTTCCGTAATATTTCAATGATATTTTCCAAAGCGAATCATCTTTTTTAACAATATAGGTCCGTTGAGGTGCAGAAGTGTTATTCGTCTTAGTGGCACCATTAGGAAATACCACAGATGTATTTGGCGGTACACTATTGGTACTCGACGGTTGAAAATTAAACATGTTTACAATCTCTAGTTCAATTGAGTAAGGAATGCGACTAGTTGCTTGATAATCATATTTAAAGTTTTTGATTGTAACACTTACAGGATTGTTTGAACCAAATTTGAACGTATATACACCACCGGATTTGTACATTTGTTCAAGTTTTAGTGCTTTGGATAGAGCAGTGCTATAGTTAAACAAGCCACTAAAACTAATGTTGTCATCAAACGAACCAAAAGATTGCACATCTTTATACCCTCCTGGGAACTTATTGACTGCTAACATTTGTTCTCCGCCACGAGGGATGCTTTCTGGTAAATCATCGATTTCAAACTTAAAGGAACCTAGTTGTAGTTTATCTGCCATTTATTTCACCTCAGTTATGGCATAGCACCGTAAGTAGGATATGGACTTGTATTCATATTCAATTTTCTTGTTTCTTTATGGAAATCTTGTGCAAATTGCTTTCCGTTGTTACTATTCACATTGATGTTGTAATGATTTGTTGTATTACCGCTTTTATGAGTTGGACCACTATTATGTCCTCCTCCAGTTGCCCAGTTCCATATATTTTCACTACCGCCCTTTGCCCAGTTCCATAGATTTTTACCACCTTTACCAATCGTACTGAAAATATCGGTAACAGGCTTAAATATTCCTAGTAAGTCTTTAACAAGGTTCATAAAATCTTGTTTCAACCGTCCAAAGTGACCAGTAAATAAGTCTACGAAGATTTTTCCGTAATCTGCCCACGCTTGGATATACGTGAAGAAAATTTGTTTGATGTCTTTCCATATTCGTATTAATCCATCTTTAAAACCGAGGAAGTTTTTCTTCCACATCAGAACCCCTACAGCAATTATTGCGGTTACTCCTGCAATTATCCATCCGACAGGACCCATTGCAACAAGCCAATCGGCTGCTATTTCGAGTGCCCATTTCCCCGCGCTAATCACTAACCTTCCGAAGGTTAACCAAAAAATTCTTAATCCAGAAATCGCCATACCTATTGCTCCGTGAATCATTTTAAAAGCTCCACCTGCAATCAATAACCCACTTGCCATTGCAGCGCCCAATGCAATATATTTCATTATTTTAGGATGTTGTTCTCCCATTTTCAGGAGTGTCCCTAATATTCCGTTGATATATTTTAATACCGATTGAGTAGGGCCTATTAAATTTTTCATGGTTCGAAGTAACAAGGACATTGAATTTGATTTCAATAAATCGACTTGACCGTTTAAATTCCCTTGATATGCCTTATGCATTTCGTTCATATCTTTTGTTGTTCCCATTTGTGCTTTTGTAGCCTGTAATCGCTCTAACGTAGATGGATCAGTAAATATAGAAGCAAATCGTCCACCTTGCAGACCAAATATGTCGTGGAACATTGTTGTTAATTGTGGTCCTTTGTACTTTTGAGTATCTTTAATTAAAGTATTAACAATATTGCTAATGTCTTTTAGATTACCTTTACTATCAAAGAAGGTAGAAGTTCCGTTTTTGTCGACGAATCCAAGTTCCTTCATTGCAGCAAGTGCTTTTGGTGTTTTCTTTTTCGAACCCATACCGCCTTTTAGACCAGGAACTAGATACATTAAGAAGTATGCTCCGTTTGTTCCTCCATGAGATCCAGATAATCCCATCGTGTTTGCCAATGCAGCAGTTTGCATTACACTATCCTCTGACATGTGCATTGTTCTGAATGCCATTGGAGCCAAGTATTTTAACGTATCTTGAAGCTGTGTTGAACTACCTGGTTGCATCAAGGAATACTTGTTGAACTTATTCAAGAATGATTCTGCACCTTTTGTATCATAGTGCTTAAACATATGTGCCATTTCGATTGCTTGATTGATAGACTCTTCTGGATTAGATGCTTTGTGTTCATATGCTTGAACCTCAGCAAATTTTGCCATCGGAACTAGTAATTGGTTAATTTGACTCGTCTTATTAAATCCACCTGTTGCAATTTGTTGAGCAAATCCAGCCATCTGAATATCGTTAAACTTTGAAACAACAGCACTTGCATTCATGATGCTGTTTGATAAGCCATCCATTCCTTTTTGGGTTTCACCAGTAACTGATTGAATAGCAGTTAGATGATCTTGGAAATCTCCAAGTTCTTTCATACCATGATAAATCCCGCCTGCTACCATTACCCCTGCACCAAATGTCATTGCCCCACTTATCATTCGTTGTTGACTATTGTTGTATCTTTCTCTAAGTGTATTTAATTCACGTTGATGTTGTCTCATTCTGTTAAATGATTGTTCTATTAATGCTATTTCTTCACTGGACCTACCGATTGCTTTTAGATCCTTTGCAATTCCACTAAATGCTCGTGTATCTCCTAATCTTTGCAAATCTCGTGTCATCGCTTTGATTTCAGTGCCACTAGCACCCATCAACTTTAGCGTTTTATTCATTTCTTTAATGGAATTATGAGTACTTAGCATACTACCTTCCATTAATTTCATCGGCCTAGTTAAATGGTCAATGGCAGTAATTTCAACTGCAACTTTAAACATTTCGCCCATACTCATACTTCTTCACCTCTATTCAAAGAGAAAAGGCGAATCCATCATTCCTTAGAATTCGCCTCTATAAATAATTCTAATGCTGCTGTTCTCATAACAGTTGTCCATGTTTTACATTCTTCAAAGCTGACACCGTAGGAAACTAACGCAAGACACTCTTGAAAGGCACGAGAACCCTTCAATGCATCTACACGTTTTTTTATACGTTTCCCTTTTCATCTACTCCATTCAGGGTAGTATACAATATACGAATTTTATTCCAATCCCTTGTTTTAAACTGACTTAAAAAGTCGCGATATGCAGCGTATGATCCCATCCTAGGTAATGATTGGTCATTTATTTTGACGATTGTTTTTGCGATTAAGCAAGACTGAAGAACAATCATACCTGCCCCGTTTGCTTCAACTAAATCACCTAATTCAGCTGCAACAATCATTTCATCTGCACCAGTTGATTCACGAAGTTCAACAATTCTACCATCACTAAGTTGCGCTTGGTTTTCTGCTAATGATTGATTATTAGGTTGATTGCTTACTTGAACATCAACTTGATTTTCAACTTGATTTTCTACTGCTTGGTTATCTAACGTTTCCATATGATCACCTTATCCTTTCAAGCGCTTAGAACAAGCGCCTTTGAAATTTTCTTTGATTTCATCTTCTGAATTTGAAGCATCTCCTGCATATCCATAAAGGATGGTGTCAGGATATATCCACGTTTCAACGTTTCCGTCGAACTGTTGAATTGTTTCTGTGACACGAACTCTTGGAGCTGGTCTTCCTGCTAATAGTTCTTGATCAATCGCATCAAAGAATCTTGCAATCTGACTATCTATTTTTCCAGTTTTAAAATCCATGTCCCAACCTTTATAAATAAGCTGTTGACGTTCAGCCACTTCTCCTAAAGGATGCCAAACTTTAATCTCGTGTTTTTGGTTCTTTTGAAAACTATCTACTTCAATACTTAGTACTCCTGTAGAAGTAAATAATTCAACTTTAGCTGAACTACCTAGAATACGATCTTTAGCCATTTAGTTCACACTCCTTATTGGCCTAATTGAGTTGTAGTAATGACAACTCCTGCACTTATTTGAGTACGGAAAATCATAAAACGGTTCATATTTAATAACTTGACCGCATAATCACAAAGCAATCGGTTTTGTGCAGTAATCGAAGGTGTATTATTACTTGTGTCACATGTGATTCTGTAATCAGCAATCATTTGATCACTTGCACTTGCAGGAGATTTTAACGGAAGTAAGATATTATCAACCGATTGTTTTACTTGTCTCATTAAATCGCCTGTAATCGGTTGGTCTACATACTGACCTCCGACAAACATTACTTGCGTATCGATGTAATCTTTCATACGACGTGTATACAACTGAGCATCTACTGTACGCGATTGACAGAAACCTCCACGAACTCCGATTGTTCCTTTTGGTGTTGTTACACCAATCGCATTGATTTGTAAGTTTGATAGAGTCGTTAAATCAATCGGACCGATATTCAAGCTTGGATCTGGACCTAAAATTCCGTTGATCGTTTTATTTCCAGAACTTTGATGTGGTTTCAACTGAGAAAGTAACCCTGCGTAATAACCAAGTGGGCTTACGGTTTGCGTTGTATTTGTGACAGTCTCAAAAATCTGTACCCATGGATATACACAAATCAGTCTGTCTGTATCTAGACTATTTACAAGAGCGTTTAAGCTATTAATAGAAGTCCCTTTCGGGAATGTTGTAATCGCAATGCGTGGTATACCACCGTTTTGCGTTATTGTATTAGCGTTATTGACAAGAGCAGTTTGAATAGTAGGATCACTTTGCCCTGCACAAATCACTAAGTTGACAGGCGCTGAATCTAATGCATTGATACCTGTTTTTGATGGTGTTGATACCCCAATGTAATCAGAAGATAAAGTGCTCGCTCCGTTTGTTCCACCTGCCATCGTGAATGTACCTAATGCCCATGTACTGTTATTAACAGTTCCTGGATATGTTGCAGTAGCCAAGTTACTAAGTCCTGTACTTCCTGCCGTACCATTACCAAAAATTAAATCTACAGTTGTAGCTCCTGCAGGTACAGTTGTTGCTCCTTTAGTAACTACATTTGTCCAAGTTTCAGATTCAGCACCATATTGGATTTGAATGTTAAATGTATTTGCAATAGATCCTGCTGAAGTAATTACGATTAAACTATTGCCCCATGTACCATTAGAAATAGCATTTAAAGTAAATACAGTACCAGGAGTTGCTTGTGTATCCTTTAACACTACTGAAGCAGGAGTTGAAGGTGTTCCTGTTGCATCGATACGAACTACATAGACATTGGCATTACCTTGTCTAAAGATTCCACGAGCTTCTAAAGTTCCAGTTAAGGTTAACTGAGGATCTACTTCACCAAACTGTTTAACCAAATCCGTGTACGATGTAATTAATGTTGGTTTGTTAAGTGGACCTCTTGAAAAAGTCCCAATTAAACCGATATTTCCTGTTGGCACATTCGTTGCACCTTGTGGGACTGGTACTTCTAGAAAATACTGATCATCAACTGTTAAGTTGTTTAAGTTATTAATGATTTGCATGTGTTCACCATCCTTTAATCATGTAGATTCATCTGTCTAAAGACGACATTTGTTTTGTAATCATCATCATTGAATTGAATAGTCTTAGCAGTCGGAGTCGTTTGAGCATCTAGTACTCTAGCAGTCACATTAAACGTCAAATCTCTTTGGTAGAAATTTGTTTCACCTTGACTGTTGTGTTGGCCTTTATACGAAAAAACAGCAGTCTCTACTCCAGGAATACCAATTTGTAATTGGGGATTACTCACCAAGTACTGTTGGATACTCCATCCGAGTGAGGCACGCTGTTGTGGTGTTGATGTGAAAATGGATAACTGTAACAAATACGTTAGTCGTAGCTTTTCTTTATAAACCGTGGCGGTTAATCCATCTGCAGAAGGTACAATAGCATGAACTGTCTCGCGACTGGTCTTATGCTCACCTCTGTCAGAGATTTGAAAAATCGCCAAGGTTGGAAGATTATTGTCCACGCTGAGATATTTTGTGTCTGGCCATCCTACAAAAATCTTTTTAATTCCTAAATTGCTAAAGGTATTTTGTAAAGCAATTGAAATACTTTCTATTGGATCTTTTTGAAGGTTCATTGATGCCCCTCCCATTGGTGCTCTTAGATATAACTCTTAACTATTGCTCTTTGCATTTCTTCTTTCAAAAATGCATGGTTTTCAAAAACAGCAGGACGCAAAAAAGGCCGAGGTGGAATATGTTTCGTTCCAAACTCTTGCCATTCCGCTACTTCATCATTTGTTCCTACAATGCCGGTTAACCCTTCAACGTGAACGAGAATACTACCTCGTAAATTTGTTGTTTTCGATTTTTTACCACTCGCATGTCCGATTAACGGATCATCACCACTTGCTCCTGCTTTTAATTTAGCAGCAACCGTTTGCCGGCTTAATGGTTCCCAAGCAGGAAAATCTCCCACTGCAGGTTGATAAGTACCAAATTTTTTCTTGGCATCACCTTGAACCTTTACTGCAGTTTTCAAAATACCTTCACTAACATTCAAGGTCACTCGTGCAGGTGCTTCAGCTAACTTTCTGGCTAAGTCCTCTAATGACCGAAATTGCTTCATTATGGACTCACCTCTCTTGATGCATGAACATAATCAACAACATCTACACCTTGAAATGGAGTTGGTTGAAGAAAATTCACTTTATAAGTGTGTCCACCATATTGAATCTCATCGCCTGTTAGAAAGATACCAGGTAATGTTAATAGCTTTAATTTTTCAACTGGCTTACCACCTGCTAAAGTTGGAGTTAAATCCTCCTTTTGTGATTCAATGACGATTGTTGCAGTGAATGTATTCGTAGTAGCATCAAGAGGCGTAGCGTAAATATCATATTGCGTTGCACCTTGAACCCTGTTAACCGTCACCTTGATACCAAAATTGGTTAGAATCGTTGATAAACTCAGTTGAATATCACTTGCTAAACTCATGACATCACCCCAATTGGACGAAAACGAATGAATTTATTGAACATGTGTTCATACTTCTCAGCTTGCTCTTGTACTCGTTTTGCCACTTCTGTATCGTCAATTTGCAAACCTTGACCAACTTTGTACTTCTGCATTTTGCTCCCTTTATCGACTGCTAAAGCATTTAAAGCAATACTTGCAGAGATATAAGCAAGTGCTATTAAGTCAGATTGTGGTACGGTACTTAATGTGTTTGTCAGCTGATGTAACGCATAATAGGAAAACGATAATGATTGTGACGATTGAGGTGTAGGATTAACGATCACATACAATTCAGAATCGTACCAATCAAAACTCGTATCTTGTAGTAAGGCATTGTTGTTTAAAGTTGGTAATACAAAACTAGCAAACTGAGATACATCAACACTTGAAGATGGATTAATACACTTATTAAAACTAGTTTTATCCACTCGTACCCAATCACTAGGTAGTGTATATTGGCTTTGCCCTGCAACTAGATTTAAAGTGTATGGTAGTCTTCTAGATTTATAGCGTGAATACCACAAAGTCCCATGCTGGATAAAATCATCAATCTCATCATCAGCAAAAAGGGCACTCGCTGAATCTCTCAACAAGTACCTCACTTCTTCTCTAACACTTAAAGGAGTCATAGTGTAACCCCCTATTCCTTAGGTTTCCCTCTAGTTTTTCTTTTAACTGGTTCTTCTGGGATTTCTTCATTCTCAAGGTCCACATGAGCGAATCCTTCATATGCTTCAAATGGGCCAATTCTCTGTCCGGTTATTGGATGAAAAAAAGGCTCTTCACCATTTCGTAACATCATAGTGAACCCTCCTTAACTAACAGTCGGCTCATTCGGTGTAATATCTTCTTTAACACCATCAGCAACAATGTTTGTGTATTCTGTATTCTCTGTTGTTTGATGTGCATACCCATCATAAAATTCATATGGACCTACACGTTTTCCAGTAACTGGATGGACAAATGGAACTGCTCCGTTCATTAGTAACATATAATTTCCTCCTACTAGTTGGATTTAAAAAGAAAAAGAGAGTTCAATTCGAACCCTCTTTGTAGTACATCGACTAGACTAGTTTAATAGAACGTGATTTAGGATTTAGGATTGCACCAGTAGAATCTACAGTCTGAGGTGTAGCCATTACGCTATTTTCACGACCATAGAATACTTTTGCATCAACGATGTTTCCGTTGTTGTCATATTTTGGATATGGTCCTTCGATTTGGTAAGGTGTTTCAATTGCGTAACGTGTAGCACCTTTTTGAGTTAATAAGATACGGTTATCTCCTGCAACCCATGGCGCATTGATTCGGTTGAAGTTTACACCTGAACGAGTACCAAACAGATTAGATGTACCGCCACCTGTTAATGAGCCAAGGTCTGGTTGATTTAGTTTGTACCAAATTGAAGCATTTTCGATATATTGAGAAGCGTTTAAAGACATAATTCCAAGGTTTGGCTTGTTGAAACGTGGTGAGCTTCCCATGAAATTAGCTTGCGCTGTAACTAATTGCAGTAAGCTATTGTAATAGTTTTCTGCTGTCATACCATTCGGAATAGCTGTTGCCCATCTCACATAGTTCGTTACACCAGAATATGCAAATGTAGGGAATACAGTTGCTGTTACACCAGATGAAGCTTGGAAATAAACAATACCATTCTCAAAATCTACTGCATAATCACCTTGTTGAATATTACCGTTAGCATCTAAATAACCCATCGTTTTTTGTGCTGTTGAAACAGTTACTGTAAATGGATTAATTGTAGTTGTTTGCATTTGTCCTGCAGCGTTTAATTGGTTACGAACACGAGGACGAACTACTGGGTTTGTACCGAATGTCGCATTAGCAGTACCACCTAGAGTTAAATTGTATTTATACGTTACGTTTGTTCCGTTAGACACTGCTGTAATTTGACCTGCAGTTGTACCGACACCTGTAGCTGTTTCTGATGAAACTACTTGAGGTTTGTATTCATCTGATGCCATTACCATTTCAAGGTATGCTAAGTTATCTAACTTACGACGTTTATCAAAGCCGATGTGATAGATACCACGAGTGATAGCATCGTATTTAGCTGGCCCACTTGCCATTGTTTTTACTGTGTCAGTAGATAGTGAGATTGCATTACGTCTCCATTGTGGAGCATAAGATAACCATGCTAAGTTAATAACAGATTCCGGAATACCAGAACCCTCAGCAACTAGAATGTCACTTAAGCCTGTTTGTGGATTTATTACGTTTGCAGAAGTGAATGTCTCTACTGGCCATCTAACCTCAGCACCTTCGAATACTTCTGTTGCTAAGAACTGTAAGGATTCTACGTCTTGGAAAGACTGGATTAATAGTGCTTGTTGGATTGTCGGTTGGTTTAATAATTGAGACGTTGTAACAGAAACAGAATCCGTAGCAATCATGCTATCTACCATAGCCATTGAATCTTTCATCGCTTCATGGCCTACAGCTTTTTCGAATTTCTCCATGATTTTATCTACAATCGGTTTGTTGTGTTTGCGGATAGATTGGTCTGGTGTATGACCGAACTCAGCACCCATTCTATCAAAGCTGTCTAACACTTCATTTAATTGTTTAGACCAAGGCTTATGCTCATGTGTTACTTCTACTCTCACATGCCCACCTTCTCCAGTGTTTGTGCCATTAAACCCAACTGAATCCAATTTAGCTGCGCTTGAAGTTTGGCTATAAAGATTCGTCATTGAATCAATGATTGTAGTAACAACAGCTTGATCAGTTGCATCTTTGACAGAATCAGACATTAAAAAAAGCACCTCTTCAGGTACTTTGCCTTGTAACTCTTTAATTTTGTTATCTGCAAATGCTTTTGTTTCTGCTTTTGCTTGCTCAAATGCTTTTGCTTTTTCTTCCTCTGATTTTTGCGCTGCTACTGCATCTAAAGCAGGTTGTGCGATTGCTTTCGCTTGTTCTTCTACTAAACTTTTAAACTCTTCACTGTCTTTCATTGCTTTTAGGATGTCTTCTAATTTCATATCTTCTACCTCTCCCTCTTGGCCATCAGTATTGACCGCATTAAATTGATGATTTCTTGCTAATTTATAGCTATCGTATTCACTTGAACCTATCTTTCGAATGTTTTGAGAAACATTTATGGAGGCTGACTGGTACTCTTCTGATACATAAACATCTTGGCATGGATCACAAGTGTAATAATCAATGTCGCCATCTCCATCTGGATCTTGTGGAGTAAGCTCTGCATTACAACTAGGGCAGACAGGTGTTGTCGTTGTGACTCCATCGTTTAACACCTCCGCAACTTGGGAATCAGTAAGAACTGATACGATTTCGCAACCAGGAGTAGCTGGATTCATGACCACATCGTAGGATTGAATATCGAGCCTTGTCGCAACATCAACAAATGTTCCATTGATTTGTTTTCGCTTTGATTCCCCAAGGGCTCTCATTGAGATACCAACAGGCACCTTGGCATCGATTAATGCCTTTAAGTCTTTGCCTTTTGCTGTATCAAGCACCTCAGTATCTACATATACAATTCCGTTTTCATCAATAAATTGGTTGTATATTTTAATTACTGAGTTATCGATTTGAGTATCAAATACAACTTGACCTTGTTTTCCAATAAAGTGTTTTGGATGTGGACTTTCACCAATCATTCGATTAGTTACAACTAAATCATTTGAACGTTCTACACCGTCTTTTAATGGACTTAATGGATATAACCTTTGATTACTGTTGATCACATTAGCTTGTGTTGCTTTAAAGCGTACTCTTGTCTTACCATCTTCATTTGAATCAAGTAAGACAGGTGTTTCTATGACCATATCTGTAAAGACTGTCTTCTTCATTTCCTCTCTCCTTTCAATTTGGGTTGGGTGAGATTTATTTCATGTACATCACCCCTTTTAGGCATAATAAAAAGCACATCGACTAATTGAATTAGTCAACATGCTTTGTTATAAACCCTCCAAGATATTTAAATCATCGCACCAACCAAAGTTTGTAATTTCAATATCTGGATTTGCTTTTAATTTCAAATAATCGTCATAAGCATTTGCGTAATAATTTAATTTAATCATTGCGTTTTCAATCGGATTAATGATTATTTCATCTTTAGGTGTACCTTTAACTCGAACAGCTACATATACATATTTACATCTTGCTTTCACTGCTTCGTTGAATAAAATAATTAACTCTTGTTTTTTGTTCAACATCATTTCACCTCTTTACTTTTGTTTGACTTAAGGTAATTTTCTTTCCAATAATCAGCATCTGCTTTGTGTTCAAATATTCTTGCTGATAAAAATACAATAACAATCGCTTGTAGCCCCATAACAACCATCAACCAATCTACTTCTGACATTAACTCTCACCTCAATAC